TTGTTTTTTGTTTCTTTTTTCCCATTTATTCTCCTTCCGAATGCATTTGTGTTGCATAGTCCATGAACATTTTCGTTGTTTGTAAATTGTCTATTTGTTCGTCTGTTAGTGCTTTTAAGTCTATATTCTTATGTTCGCAGAAAGCCTCGAAAACTCCTCCGTGGCTATTCTCTATGAACTCTATAATTGTATTTCCGTTTGTCATTTTATTTTCTCCGTCTTATTTTTTTTATTTCGTTGTGTATGTGGATAAATCCTAAAATATTAATAGCCATTAATACTATTGTTAATAATCCAATACCTTGCATATAATTTATAAAATCCATTTTATTTACCTCGCTTAATTTCTACTTCTTTAGGCCCCCAACGTAATGCTAGGTATACAAGTCCCAAGAATCCGCCCATGATCAACCAAAAGATCAACCATCCAACGCTTCCTGTAAATCCATTTACTATTTGTGTTTTTTTCTTCATTATTTTTTCTCCTTGTCTTCTCTTTCTATAAATGTCCACTCTCTTGTTTCTAATTCATTATTATTAAGATTTCTAAATGAATGAATAATAAATGCCCCATATATTGAGAGTACTATTCCAACAACTATAAACATAATTATTTCAAGACCATTCATTTTATTCCCCCCTTCATATGAAAGTCCCGAAAGACCTTGGTTGTCAACAGGTTTTGTCCCTGCTCGTCTGTTAGTGTGTCTAAGTCTATTTTATGTTCCTTGCAGAACGCTGTTAAAACTTTACCTTTTTTTAAGCTCATTTTGTATTAGTTCCTCTATTTTTTTAGAGATCTTTTCCCCGTCGGTTTCGAAGGAAGTTACCACATCATCTAGTTCTTTATTATTCTCAAATGATAGGTTGATTATTAACTCTCCCGTTGGGTCGAATGGTATATTCTCTAATCCGGTTGTTTGAGTCCTTATCTCTTTAAGTATTGCCTTCATTTCTTACACCTACACTTAACAGTGCCTCCGTTTGCGTCTTTGAAGTAGCCTGTGCCATTGCATAGGATACATTTGTTTGATCGTCCATCCTTAGTTTTATAGTGGCACTCATTGCAATGGAACCCATCTGAGGCGTACCGCCAATCATCTCTAGATAGCTTTATTCCACATTTAGCGCAAGAACTAATTATCTTGTTAAAGACCTCTTTTCCTTCTTTCCGTGAACTCCTTTCTAAAGGGTTCTTGAGGGCTGGAGCTGCTTTTAATATTGCGTCCCAACTCATTTTGAATATCCTGTTTCCCCATCTTTCATCCTCTTTCTTAATCCAAGGTGTTCACAAATCATAACCTTCGCCTGCCCCTTCATGTGCGAGGACATTATTAGTGGTGGTTTTTTAGCCATTTTAAAATCTTCTAACTCCCCGAAAGCTATCTCCCAAAGAGAATATCCTTTTAACATAAGTTCTTCTATTGCCTTTCTACACTTTGGTTTTTCACAGGCATATTGTCCACTAAATTCACTATTCTTTCTCATTTTATACTGTACTCCCAGATGAATTCCATTCCATCTTCCATTGGTAGGATTCTAGTTATTTCAAATACGTCTCCCTCTGCCGCAATGTTAGACACCGCGTAAGACAGTGGTTCGCTTCTTCCAGATTTATATATTCTTTTCATATTGTAACACCTCACATGTTTCATATAACTACTGTGATCTTACTTGTTTATATAGTTTTCTATACTACGGTATATATATGTATATTGGAATAGGGAAAAGTATATAAAGGAGTGTGACAAAGATAGAGTATGGTTGATAAAAACATTAAAGATCTAAGTGAAAGCGAATCATTAATCTGGTCTAAGTTTACACATATGGCACGATATAGAGGTTATAAGGTAAAGGACTATTTAATGGATCTACTTGAAGTAGAGTTAGAGAAGTTTGAGAATAAGAAATAAATCCTCGGAGGTGGATAGGATGGAAATAAAAATTTTACATGCACCAGATGTGCTTGGACTAGAACAACAAGTTAATGCTTTTTGTGAGTATGGGGTACCCGAAGATACGAATAAAGATTATTACTACTTTGGTTCTGGAAGAATAATAGACTTTTATAAAATTAAATACTATTTTAATTCAACTGTAATCGAGGGAGTAAAACAATTAGATTGTATTGCAGTAATAACAATTATGGACAGATTATGAGGTGAGATTTTGATACAGATACCAAATAAACTAAAAAAAGGTGGGATTGACTTCGTTCTTATTGAGAAGAGCGGAAAGAAGCCATTCCAACAAGGATGGCAGAACAGAACTATTCCTTATTATTCTGATGAATTATTAGATCACATTGAAAAGGGAGGAAACTATGGGGTGCGTGGTGGCGGAGAGAAGCACCTAGTTATAGTTGACTTCGATAATGAAGAGCTGCAGAACGCAGTTCTTGGTAAGTTCCCAGAAACCTTCACAGTTAAGACTGGTGGAGGACTATTACATTTATACTTCTGGAGCGATCAGAGTGATAGCTTCAAAATATTCACAGAGGACAGAGATACTCTGGCTGATGTGCAAGGCACTGGAAAGCAGGTAGTTGGACCTAGTTCAATACACCCTAATGGTAATAGTTACTCCATTGTGTTCAATAATGATATTGCACAGATTAGTTACGCAGAGCTTAGAGCTATTCTAATGCCTTATGATAGGGCTCCAAAGAAGGCTAGGCAAGAGCCCAAGGAAGTAAAGAAAGAGGGTGGAGATGACCTATTACTTCAGGAGATGAAGTCTAAGATTAGTATAAAGGCAGTTCTAGGAAAGATAGGCATTGATACAGAGCAGAACCCTACAATGTGTCCGTTCCACTCAAGTAAGGGCGGTAAGTGTTTGGGATTTAATGGAGAGGTGGCTCACTGCTTCCACTGCGATGAGAGCTGGAATATATTTAGTTTAGTTATGGATTATAAGAAAGTTGGATTTAGAGGTGCTCTTGAGTGGCTGGCTGCTGAATTCGGAATGCAGAGGGAATTGGATGAGAGTACTGAAAGATACTTCCAGAAGCAGGTGAGCGATAAGGATAATGAGTTGGCCAATGTCAAGATGGAATACTTTGGTGCTTTGTTAGCGGATCCCAAGAGTAAGGATTGGGCAGCAGCCTCAGAGGTTCTGGTGAAGCACATCGAAGATAAGAACCAAATCTACACAATCAAATATGATGCTAAGAATGAGATGTGGATCTATCAGGAAGGGATCTATGTTCCAAATGGTCGGAGTGAGATAAGCGCCATTGTAAGGGATATCCTTGGAGACCAATTTAGTAATCATATCCTTGGCTTGGTTACCTTGAAGATAGAAGCAGATACATATATCAATGCTGATGATTTCTTTAACTTCAATGCTGGAGGGGAAGTCCCAGTGATCAATGGCCTACTTAATGTTAGGACTAGGGAATTGTCAGAGTTTGATTCTAAGAAAATCTTCTTTAGTAAGTTCCCAGTTACATATGATCCTGCAGCTGGGTGCGGTAAGATCACTGAGTTCCTTGGAGATACTCTGGCTAAGTCTGAGGATGTTAAGTTATTCTATGAAATGGTGGGATATGCCCTACTTAATGAGTATAAATTTGAGAAGGCATTCATCTTTGTTGGAGATGGGCGTAACGGTAAGAGTAAGAGCATTGAGCTGATTAAGAAGCTTATTGGTGCTCCCAGCTGCTGTTCACTGCCTTTAACTTCCCTTGTACCTGAGAGTTTCTCCATCTCTGAATTGTTTGGAAAGAGGCTTAACTTGGCTGGAGACATTGGGAGCAAGGATTTGAAAGACACTAGTATGTTCAAGGCCCTTACTGGCCGTGACCTTATTAGTGCCAAGAGGAAGTTCCTTAATGAGTTACACTTTGAGAATACTGCTAAGTTCATCTTTGCCTGTAATGAGCTACCTAGAGTATATGATACTTCTAAGGGATTCTGGGACAGATGGGTGCTTTTGGAGTTCCCATACACCTTTGTTAGTGTGGAAGAGCATTCCAGCGCGGAGGATAATTCAACTATGAAGATTAGAGATGAGGATATAATTAAGAAGATTTCAGACCCAATGGAACTTAGTGGGTTCTTGAACGCGGCCCTTGATGGGTTGGATAGGTTGCTTGAACAAAGGACCTTTTCATCAACTTTAGGTGCTGAAGAAATTAAGAACAGGTGGGTTAGAAAGGCTAACTCAATCATGGCTTTTTGTTTTGATAGAGTGGTTGAATCTGCCCAAGATTATATGCTTAAGAAAGACTTTCGGAGGCAATATAGTATATATTGTAAAGAACATAAAGTAAAGGTTGCTTCCGATAAGGCAATTAATGAAGCACTGACTGAACTGTTTGGAGCCTACTCCGAAAGGCGATCCCCAATGCCTGGAATGGACCAAGAACATATGTGGTCCGGGATAAAATGGAAGAATGCTTTGTAATAGAAGTGTAAAAAGCTGGATAAGGTGGTTAATAGTAAAAGTTAACAATAGATTATCCAGCTTAGCCATGATATTTGACCCTAAGAGTGAAGGAAGGTACCTTTCCTATAGAGTGCAAAAAAGCTGGATATCCTGGATAATGTGGATTTGGACTAAAATAGATAGTAGGAAATATATAACATAACAGTCATAAATTGACAGGAGATAAATAAAATGGAATTAGAATTATCAAAAGAAAAAATTAAAAGAGAAATAACATTACCAAAGATAGAAAAAACAGTTCAAGAGCTTAGAGTTTATGCAAGAGAAATCCTAATGAAAATGGTTGACTTAGAGTTGGGATTTACTGGATCTCCAAATATACCAATGGAAGTCAAATCAGGGGGATCTATTGACAGATTAGAAGATCTATCAATTAATCTTGTGGGGATAAGAGAAGACCTAACATGGATTAAAGTCATTATTAACCAACTAAATGAGGCACTGAATAATAAAGAACAGGACTAGGTTTTTGCAGCCTTTCACCAGGCTAACGCCTGTGTGTCCAAGTGCAAAGCACTTGAGACATCTGAAAAAAACATAACAGTTACTTAGGTAACATCTCGGGGGGAGGTTTATAACTTTTCATCACCTCACCTATAAGTCCCCCTCCCCCCAACCTTTTAAGAAAAGGTTGACAAAAAGAAGCTTTTAAAAAAAGCTTCAGCAAAAGAAAAATATGGAGAAAAATAAAATGAACATTAAAGAAAAGATAGCATTTCTTACTGAGTTAAGACTAGCATCAGGAGACATTATAATGCTAAGGGATGATGAGACAATGGATTCAATTATGGAAATATATTTATTAACTGCAAAATCTGTAGCCAAGGAATTAAACAAAAAGAAAAAAGGGTAAATAAACAAGATGAGTATGTATATAGATTATGAATGTAAGTATTGTGGTAATAAAGGAAAGATTAGTACTTGGAAAGAACCTTGTTTCAAAGGGATCTTTCTGGAATGTAATTGTGATAATTGCAAGTATTATGAAAGACTAAGAACGGTATGCTTAGATTGCCAAGAAAAGCAAATGAAATAGGTTTTTGCAGCCTTTTATGAAAAAGTCTTCATGCTCATTGGGCTTCGGCTCATTTGAGACCCCCAGAGGTTTTGATCACCTCTTTCCTCTGGGGCTGAACTTTTTCCTAAAAAGTTCACAAAAAGGATAATTATCACAAATGGAGAAACAAATGACAGAAGAAACGAAAGAAAGAATTGAAATAGAACATAGTACAAGGCAATTAATGATGCTTCCTGGAGAGGATAAGGTAATCATGGAAATGAGATTTAGTGCAAAGGCACACACAATGGATGAAATAAAGACCCTTATAGGCAGTTTTTACGCCAATAAGGCGCATAACGAGAAAGAGTCTAAGGATTTGTTGACTAAAATAAAGAAAGCGGCGAAACGAGCTAAGAAGTAGGTTAAATGAGATCACAGTCATCAATTGACAGGAGAACTAACAAAATGGAAGAATATGTGCAAGAACAAGAAAACCAAGACATAGAAGTAAACATCAGCGCAATGAGCGACAGAAAAATCGGAGAAACATTCGAGAAGACAGAGAAACCGAACCTAGATGGTAAGGAAGTGGAGATTACTAATGTTATCCTAAAACTAAAGCCAGAAGTGAAGACTACTAAAGATGGGAAGAAGGAAACAAGGAGTTTTATCTTTTCGTTGGAGTATGACGGGCTACACAGAGAAAACTTTGGGGGCGTAACCGCTTTCGTACATGACGGAAAAGTTGGAGATCCTACAATCTGGATCGAAGGGAAATCCGCAGCTACTAAGCTTCTAAAGCTATGGTTAGACTATACAGGTAAGACCTTTGAGAATATCTCATATAGAGAGTTCTTCTTAGGACTTAAAGGTATGAAGGCAAGGATTAAGAACGTAACAACAATGTACCAGGGCGATGAGTTCCCAAAGAATATCATTGCAGAGTTTGTAGGGGGGGCGAAAGCCCAACCTACTTCTCACCATGGAATTGAAATGGAGACAGTCAAATAATGAAAGTTCAAAGATATTGGGTAGACAATGTTGAAGACAAAGAGTTTGCTAGACATTATAAAGTGATAGAAGAGACGATTGGAGGATATAGAGTAGCACAGATTGACCTTGGCGGTAAAGGGCATCTAGAGATTAGTTGCTGGTCAGGAGATTTTGAAAGGATTGCTAAGAAGGATAAATCTATTATTCCATGTCACGGTAGAAGATTCGCTAACATCTGGAAAAAGATTTCAGAGATGATTACGGAACACTAAAATAGAAGTATGAACATGGAGATTATATAATAAAAGGGTTGAAGATGGGACAATTTGAAATAAGACAATATTTAAAGAAAAGACAGGGGAGATATCTTTCTGCAAAAGAAGTCGCAACGTATTTCGACTCTAGCAATATTAATTATATAAATCTCCTTTTGAACAAACTTGAGAATCAAGGAGACATATGTGTGAAATGGGAGGGTAAACGTAAGATGTATACTTTTAAGACACAAACAAAAAAACAAGTAGATGATATCATGGAAGAGCTAACCAAGATGCAAGCTGCATATCCTGGTATCAGAAGAGATGACGCATTACAGATCCTGTTGCTACAGGAATTAAGGAGAACTAAAAATGGAACAAAGACTATACAAAAATGAAAACATAGTAGAAGGCGACAAGATCGTTATCAGAAACGAGATTGAAGAAGTCCTAGAGAAGAACGAAGCGATCACCCATTACTTCAAGGTGCAGCAACAGTTAGCGCAGCTTAAGGCTAATAGGGAAAAGATCCTTAAAGAAATCGAAGAGAAGGTCTGGGAAAAATCCCTAGAGCAAGTAGAGAAAACTATCAAAAGGGTAGAAGATGCTACAGGCGACCTTGGTGAGAAACTTAAAGAAGACATTGAGAGAATCACTGCAGAAGTTACCAAGTACGTGAAAGTTGAGAAAGCTAAGAGAGGATACAGGCAAGGCGACAAGAGCGCTAAAAGCATTGCAAGAAACAAGATCCTAGCAGATGCAGCAATGTGCGAAGAGTGGAAACTTGATGACGTATCACACCCAATTCTAGCTGGTGTAAGACAAAGATTTGAGGAGATTTAATTCTCCCTTTTTTATTATGCCACGTCATGCACCAACTGAAAAGTCACTTAGGAATCTGATACCTATGGCTAGTCGGACGAAGGAAGAGAGGCTGGCGATAGCAAGGAAAGGTGGAGAGGCAAGACAGACTCAGAAGGTTTGGTCCAATCTAGTACGGATTTGGGAAAAGGAAAAGAAGATAACACCTCAAACGGCAGAGGATATTAAATTAATGCTTCGTGGAAGAAAGACTGCGGCATTAAGAACATTAAAACTTATAGAAAAATCAGTTAAGATAGGGGACGAGAAGAAGGCAGCACTACTACTAAAAGCAATAGAGGTTATCCACGGTAAAGTAACACCAGACAATCAAATTAATATTCAGAATAATAGCAACGAAGCAATCACAGTAAATTTTATAGTCAACGATGGAAATAACAGCACAATTATCGAAGAAGCAGAATCAAGCACTGGAGATACTAGCGGACAGAAAGACGACTGAACTATTTTACGGTGGAGCTGCGGGCGGTGGAAAATCCTTTATAGGATGTGTTTGGATAATCCTAAGTTGTTTGAAATATCCTGGAAGCCGATGGCTAATGGGGAGAGCAGTTCTAAAATCACTTAAGGAGTCAACACTATTAACCTTCTTTCAGATATGTAAGGAATGGAATATATCTGAGAAGTTTAAGTATAACCAGATGGAAGGAGTTATCAGATGGGATAATGGAAGTGCAGTATACCTAAAGGACTTATTCGCATACCCAAGCGACCCAGAGTTCGATTCCCTTGGTTCAACAGAATTTACAGGAGCATTCATAGACGAGTCTTCACAGATTACCGAGAAGGCTAAGAACATCGTATCTTCTCGTCTGAGGTATAAGCTAGAGGAGTTCAAGCTAATACCTAAGCTATTCATTGCAAGCAACCCATCTAAGAACTTTCTATACTATGATTTCTATAAACCATGGAAGGATGGCACCCTGCCAGATTATCGGAAGTTCATTGTGGCCTTAGTTCAGGATAACCCATTCATTTCTCCATTCTACATTGAGAACCTAAAGAAGCTTGACAAGGTAAGTAAGCAAAGGCTACTATATGGTAACTTCGAGTATGATGATGATCCAGCAAAGCTATTCGAGTATGATGATATAATTAGGATATTTAAGAACCCAAGCCAGGTATGTGGTAAGAAATATCTATCGGTGGACGTGGCTAGGTTTGGTAATGATAAGACAATAATCTGCCTATGGGACGGGTTGCACATGGAAAAAGTATTCTCATTTACTAAGAAGTCCACAGCAGAGACAATAGATGAAATCAAGAGGCTATCTTCTAAGCACAACATCCCAATAGATTCGGTAGTAGTTGATGAAGATGGTATTGGGGGCGGAGTAGTAGACCAGCTACCGGGAGTTACTGGCTTTGTGAATAACTCTCGGCCAATAGAAGAGAACAAGGTAAAGGCAGGAGAGCCCACACTTCACAACTTTGGTAATCTAAAAGCACAATGCTATTTCAAGCTGGCTGAGCTATTAAGAAACAATCAACTTAGCTGTACAGAAGACCTAGAGCCCTGGATGAAGGAGCACCTAATTGAAGACCTAGAACAGGCAAAGTGGAAGGATCCAGATAAAGATGGAAGGATTTATCTGATACCAAAAGACAAAGTTAAAGAGTTAATTGGACGTAGCCCAGACATTGGTGATGCAGTTATGATGCGTATGATCTGGGAAGTAAGAAGCAAGAGGGGGTCATTTTTCTTTGCCTGATTAATGTATTTGATATTTAAATGGGTTAGAGCATAGTAAATTAAGAGATGGCCGACTCAAATAATTTTTTTACTAAATTCAAGAGTCTTTTTTCAGGTGCAGAAGGATCCAATGTGGCTCCGGAAGTTGAAAAACAAGCAGGGAGGTCCTTTACTGGACTTTCAACTGCACCAGATGAGAATAGACCGATTGTACCTAGATGGTTCCACAGTGCGTTACTTGGACAACCCAGAGATCAAGGATTCAACATATTTAATTTAAGGAAATATGGAAAATCCCCATGGGTACAGATGGTTATTAATTCTGTAAAGAAACAAATCCAATCCACCGAGTGGAAAATCATTAACACAGATCCTGAAGATGACACAGACTACGAGAGTATGATCAAGGAAGCAGTAGATTTACTAGAAGATCCAAACGAGAACGATGAAACCTTTGACGACCTGTGGGCACAATACCTTAACGATCTTCTATTATACGATGCTGGAGTTATGTGGAAGGGCTTTGGAAAGGATAACAAACTTGAGAAGCTCCAAGTATATGACGGCCCAAGATTCCTTATTGAAATGAATGAGAATGGAGTAATCACCGGTTATTACCAATACAGTTTCAAATCCCCTACATCCGCACCACGAAGGTTCGAAACTGATGAGATTATCTATGGTGCAATTAGCAGACAGCCTGAATGGTATCCCTACGGCCTATCACCACTACAAACTATACAACAGGAAGTAGAGGTTCTAATACAATCAACACGTTACAACAAAGATTTCTTCAAGAACAACATGGTTCCTGATTCACTTATTTATCTTAACTATCCAGATGATAGACTACAGGACTTCCAGAATCAGTGGAAGAATCAAGTAGAGGGAAAGCCACACAAGATGGTGTTTACTAACAAAGAGCTGGATGTTAAGCAGATGTCTGTTACCAATAAGGATATGGAATGGTTAGAAGGACAACAATGGTACCACCACTTAGTATTCGGAGCATACGGCCTATCTCCACAGGAAGCAGGATTTTATGAAGGGTCTGGCAGAGCCACTGGAGAGAGCCAAGAAAGAATTTCTATTAAGAACGCAATTAAACCATACCTATCACACATTAGAGCAAAGATCAACAGAGAGATCCTTCCGGCAATATTTCCAGAGTTCGATGTAAAGGCAATGCCAATCATGTTCGAATGGTTCCCTAAGGACCACGTGCAAGAGAAGATTGAGCACGAGCAAGAGATGAGTAAGCTTGAAAGTGGAGTACTTACAATTAATGAGGTTAGATCTAAAGACGGACTTGACCCAGTAGAGTGGGGAGACGTTCCACTGAGTATCCAGAGTCAGGAAAGTGCTGATAAAGAAGAAGATAAAGGCGATACCCCAGAGATGGAAGAGAACGAAGAAGCAACTAATGATGAGCTTCCAGACAATGGT